CCCTCCTAAGGGGAAGGTTGGCCGTTCGAACCGGCCCTGGGACACCATATAAACCGGGCTTCTGAGTGGTTTTCTACGCCAGCAGCAGAAGCCCGTACCAGCAGGCTACCAGCGCCAGCTACTTCACAACCTTGAGCGTTGCCTTCTGCGCAGTGACTTGGGCAGCCTCCAACATCGCCAACCCTTTGACTTCACACTCCGCCGTCAGCTCCATATACCGAGGACTGAGCGGACCTTCGTGCGCCACCGCCGCCATCACTCTGCCTAAGATCAGCCCTATGGCTTCGCATCGATCCCGGCACTCCCGCATATCCTTGGGCAAGCGCTTGAGCAACAGACGCTGCATCACCAGTGCGTTGATTTCGCCAGTCAGTTCCACCAGCTCCTCGGTGTCTATCATGTGTTCCTCCGATTGCTTGGATCGAGCAGGCCGTTTTGGCCCTTCTCTTGAATGATTCCCGCCCTGACGATCTTGGGAATGTCCTGGCGCATTGCTGTCAGCTCCTCGCCCACTTTGGCCAAGACGGCCTCGCCCAGTGCCTGGAGCCCTTCCGTAGACTCGACCGTTCCACCGCTGCCGTCGCTTTTGATGCTGATGTTTATCTGTGGAGCCCCCAATCCGCTGGCGCTTACCTGGGGCGCGCTGAATGAGGGAGTGGCTACCGGGTTGCCGACGAACCCGCCACTGGCATAGCCGCGTGCGTTGAGCCCGATCAGGTAGTCCTTCATGCCTGGCTGATCAACCACGGCCTTGCGTATCACAACCTCGCCGCCGTGCACCACGCCCTTCGGCTCCAGCTTTCCGCCTGGGCCGGTGTAGCCGCCCTCAGAGAACCCGGCCACTGCCGTCGCGGCCATGATGCCAATCGAGGCATAGCCAAGGCCGGTAATCAGTGACGCGGCGGGGATACCGAAGATCGGCCCCATAGTCAGCGCTTTGGTTGATGCCTCTTGCGTGTTGACGATCGCCTGGGCGATTGCCGAGGCTTTCGACGCCGCAAACATGATCTTGTATGCCGCTGAACTCTTGCCGGCCATGTCGCCCATCATGTCCGCGACGTTGCCGGTCATGCCGGAGAAGATGCCCAGCGTGGCCGAGGTGTAGGCCGATTGCATCGTTTTGAGCTGGTCGGTGTTCTGCTGGTTGATGTCCCTGACGCGGTCCAGATACTGCTGCTCGTTCGTGAGCTTCGCGTCGTGCAAATCCTTCTGCCTGGCCAGCTCTTTCTCGTGCCACTTGGCCAACTCTTTGTCGGCCTCGGCCACCTTGATCAACTCGCCACTGGCACCGCCCACCGAAGCGTCGAGACCGGCAAACTTGGGGGCTTCCTCGACCGATCCTTTCGAGATGGCATTGGCGCCAGCCGCGTACTGGTCTGCTGTGAGCCCGCCTTGCTCCTTGATCCGCGCCAGCTCCTGATAGCGCTTGCGGGTGGTGACCAGCAGCGCGTCCTCACCCTTTTGAACGTCACTCAGCAACTCGGCGTAGGACTTCTGGCTGTTCAGGTGGTCGACCGCGATGGCGGCGCGCTCCAGCTCAGCCTTTTTCGCCGCATCCAGCTTGGTCAGGGTGCCCTTGGTGGTCTCAAACTCGATTTTGGCGAGTTCGGTCTTGCGGCCATGTACGTCAGCCTGTTCGTTCAGGGTTTTCAGCGTGCGGCTGTAGTTGTCCTGGATCTGCTTGGCCTGGCGGTCAGCCTCATCGGCTCTTTGTTTGGCGCTTTGCTGGGCGGCGTCCTGGGCTTTTTTGGCTCGCTCTTCGGCGTCGGCGGTCTTGGCTGCGAGTTGAGCCTGTTCCAGCAGCGCCTGACCTGCAGGTGTTTTGTCGAGCCCGTCGCGGGTAGCCTGGCGATTGATTTCTCCCAGTGTGGTGGGGTCTTTGAACTTGGACGCCTTTTCCTTGAGGGCGTCTATCCGCCGCTCCCACGCCTTGACCGTTTCCCCGCTGAGTGCGCCGTTTAGAGCTTTGCCGAAGCCGGCCGCGCCAGTGGTTGCCGCCTCGATCAGGGGCGTGAACTCGCCGATCCGGGTGTTCAGGCTGTTGAGGTTGGCCACCTGGTCACCGACGGCGCCGGCTGATTTCTCAATGGTCTGGCGAAAGCTGTTACCCGCCGGCACGCCATCGAGAAGGCTTTGCACGATTCCATCGACACCAGCACCGCCTTGAGCGGCCTTGCGCAGCTCGCCGAGCTGGGTAATCGTCGATGTGAACGCCTTGCCCTTGACCGGCCCCTGCTCATAGAACGCCTTTTCAATCTCGGTGACTGCGGCGTTCAGGTCCTGCTGAACCTGGCCAAGCTGGCTTTTGGCGTCAACCAGCAAGGCGCGGCGCTGCTCCTTGGATGCCTCGCTCCACTTGCGTCCATATTCCTCAACGGAAAGGGAGAGGCTGTCCATAGAGACGCCCGCGTCATTCGCCCCGTCTCTCATCATGTAGAACGATGCCGCGACAGTTGCCGCCGTGATCGCCATCCCCGCCGGCCCGCCGAGAACACCCAGCAAGGCCCGGCCCGAGGTGAGCGCCATTGCCTTGTTGAGGTTGTTCTGCGCAACGGCCTGGGCGTTGATCGCCGCGGTTGCTGCCACTTGTCGCGGGATCAGCTCGCTCTGCACAAGGCTGAGTCGCTTCATGCCGGTGGTGCCGGCGACAGATGCTTGAGCTGCGGCCAGTTGGGCCTTGGTGTAGATCACCTGGGAGTCGGCGACGGTGAAGGTGGCGCGGGCCACACCGATAGCCTCGGATCGCTGCTGGATCATCGCAGCGGCGTGAGTCAGGGCGCCCTGGGCGGCCAGCAGAGACTTACCGGTTAACGCACCGATGGCCGCACCGGCACCAGTCAGCGCGAGCAGGCCGAGGTTGTCAGCCAGGAACACGATGGCTTTCGAGAACACCGTGGTGCTGCCGGTGGCGCTGTCTGCCCCGCCAACCCATGCCAGGAATGAGTTGTTCAGTACCTGCATTGAGCCGCTGATCGTGGGCGGGATCTTCTCGTACTCTTCCCGGAGCTTCGCCAGTTGGCCCACCAGCGCGGGCACAAGCTTGTCGATGGTGATCAGCCCCTTGTCTGCCATCGCCTTGAGTTCACTGCGGGCGACACCCATGCCAGCGGCGAGGGCTCGCAACACCCTGTCGCCGCTGTCTGCCATCGAGTTGAACTCTTCACCCCGAAGCACGCCCTGGGAAAGGGCTTGCGAGAACTGGGTTATTGCTGCCGACGCGCCTTCTGAGGTGGCCCCGGACAGCTTCAAACCCAGGGCCAGCGACTCGGTGAGGCTGACCGCATCGCCGGACGAGTAGCCAAACTCGCGCATCGATGCCGCCGATCTGCTGAACAGGTTGGCGTTCACCTCAAAAGATGTGCCGGTGCGCTGGCTCAACTCAAACAGATTTTTCTGGCTGCTGGCGAAGTCGGCGGTGCTTGTGGTCGCCTGCTTGAGCCGGGCGCTAACCAGGTTCCAGGAATCGGCCTGATGAGCCAGGTTGCCGACAGCCAGGGCGCCAACCATTGCGGCTGCATAGCCACCAACGGACGAGGTGAGGGATTGCATAGCGGCGCCCTGGGCGCGGATAGCTGCCTCTTGGGATCGCCACGAGGTTGTCGCCTGGCGGTTCCCGTCAGTGATTGTTCGTAAATAGGAGTTGCCCATCCGGCCTGCCCTGGCCATTTCGCGCTGGTATGCGCTGGTTTCAGCGGAGACGCTGACAACCAAAGAACGAAGTGTCTGGCCAGCCATAGCGGGCTCCTTTAACAAATTTTGTTAACGGCATTAACAAATTCGATTAACCGGGAAGGGCTGAGAGCTATGCCGTGCGGGGCTTACAGCCATTTGCTGATTCATTTGCTGATTAACAAATTTTCAAAAAGGGGAAAAAATCTGCGCGTGAGAGGGGGAGTGGTCTAGAGACTTGCCGCTTGCCAGATTTTGACCGCCCCCGGGCCGAAAATGTGGGGAGTTGACGTGCTTCAAGGGTTGGGTTGCCTGCCACCAGCCGTTTGGTGTGTCGCATGGTTTGGCTGCGCAGGCTGTCGGGGTTGAGTTGTAGGGCACTGGCCGACTGATCCCTGCCACGTATCCCTTGCGGGTCGCCGTGGCTGCGATGATGCTTAGGCTGCTGTCAGGTCTACCGAACGGATAGCATCCTTGGCGAACACAGCCAGACCAGCGCGCAGCTCGGCCAGCAGTGTCACCAGGTTGGTGACCAGGTTGTCACGGTCGAAGCGAGTGGCGATGACGGTTGGCTGCATACGATCGAGGATGCGAACGTGCGCTGGGTCGATGATCAACGCCTTGCCGCGTGCCAGGCTTGGAGTCTCCACCACCACGTTCTTCCACAGCGTGGCGTTTGCTGGGTCTTGTGGTCCACCCAACAGGTACAGACCGTCTGTGCTCTTCTGGATCTGGATGGCGAACCAATCCAGCGGGTTCATCAGCACCACGCTTGGCTTCCAGCCTTCGGCCTTCATGCTTGCGGCCACCTCACCAACCCGATCAGTTGGAGTGGTGGCGATGGCTGGCACGAATGGCACCGCTTGCGCCATCAAGCCCAGGATCTTACCGGCACCACCTGTGCCGTTGATGATCTCTGCCTCCAGCTTGGCCAGTGCGCCATAGCCCAGCAGGTTGCCGAGGTAGGACTGCAGCGATGGTTCGTCGTCCAGCACCTGAACAGATGCGCGTGTCCAGTGTGCGACGGTCTGAATGCTGGCGGTTGCCTCCACCAGCGTGACGTTCGACTCGGCCTTGAGCTGGCCTTCCTTCAACTGGTAGTCGGCGTTGTTGTCGAAGCTCTCCAGTTGAGTGAACTCGTAAGTGCCTGAGCCGACTGGGATGCTGGCCAGAACCTCGAGCAACTGGAATGCCAGCCGTGGATCGTTCTGGATGCCGGCGGCGTGTTCGGCGCGCACGGTGTACTCACTGTCACCGGCCTGGCCGCGACCAGAGTTGACCAGCGCCTTGATGCTGATCGACGGCAGTTCAACGCGGCCTGTGTCTTTGGCACCGGATCGGATAGCAGCAACGCCCTGAGACTTGAGGAACGCTTGCACCGCGCCCTTGGTGTCAGCGACGTTCGTACCGCCACGCAGACGCACGCCTTTCTCTTCCATTTTTTGCACAATCTCCAGGGCCTGCTCGGCTTTGGTCAGGCTTTCTTCAACCTTTTGGCTCATGGCCTTTACGGCGGTACCGTGGTCGTCCACGGCTTTGGTCAGTAGTTCGAGTGACATGGTGATACCTCAGCGCCCTTGAAGGGACGCGGTGATGTTCTGGAGTTTGGCCGCGATCTGGGCCAGTTCTGCGCTGTTGTCGGCTTGCTCATCGCGAACAAGGCCGTTCCAGCCGCCCGACATAAGCCTCTTGGCTTCGCGGGCTGAGAGCCCCAGCGCATCACGCGCGGCGCGTTCAAATTCCCGAGGGTTCGGGCTGTCCGGGTCGAAGGCGCACTTCACGCTGACGATCCGGGAGTTCGGGTTGGCGGCGATGGCCACAAGGCTCACCTCCACCAGGTCAATCTGTTTCAACAGGCGGGCACCATTCACCAGCTCGGCACCGCCGGGCGGAATCGTGTAACCGATGCTCAATGCCAGCGCGCCGTCCTTCGCCAGGGCGTGAGCTGATTTGGCTTGTGGAACGTCCAAGGTGAAGCGACCAGACGACAGAAGGCCTTGGGCGTCCTCATCGAAGGAATCCCAAACACCTACAGGGTTGGTCTGATCGTGTTGCCAAAGGAGTGCAGGACGGGTGCCGGCGGCTGCGTGCTTGGCCAGACTCTTGGTGAATGCCCCAGGGGCGATGATGTCACCGTGGAAGTCTGGCTCACCGCCGAAGGTCGAGGCGTAGCCGGTAAAGCTGCCAACCGAGTCATCGGCGGCGAACTTGAATTGCAGCGGGGCGCTTTGAAATGGGCGCATAAGTGTTCTCTCGTAAGGAGCAAATAGTTTCATTTGCCGCTCAGGGAACGCATCACGCGCAACTGGACGGGATACAGCACATCACGCGCTGTATGAGTGTCCAGTATACGTTCAGCAACCCTAAGTGCAAGTTCATTTGTTGTCCGTCCCCCATTGGGGGTTGGGGTCTTCCCCCAGTGGGGGTAGATGATCCAGTTTTGGTTCATGACTTCTGGATCTGAGCCATCCGGATCTCAAATCCAGAAGTTCCAAGGATGGGGTAGCGTTTCGTTACCCCGCCGCCTGGGCCTTTCCCGTACATGTGTGTAAATCCCCTATGTACCTGACCCGTCACTTCGACGGGGTACATCCCCGGATTTGCGGGTATCTAGATGCCCTGAGTTTTCAGGAGATGTCCCCACAACTGGGGGCATCTCAGGTCGAGCTGTACGCCTCAAGCCACTCATCGACGGTCTGGTCTTGAGGGGGCTTAGGGGTATCTATAGGGGTGTAAGGAATGGTCTTGTAACCTTCCTCCCTTATTACCTTGTTTCCGTAGTTTGAAGCGCCCGTAGTTGGAATCGGCTGCAACCCTTGTGAATCGTGGTCTGTAGCCAATTCCTTGTGCCCTGACTTTGTGCCCTCCTTGTGCCCTCCTTGTGCCTTGGTTGTGCCCTCCTTGTGCCCTGAGAGTGCCCGGCTAACCTCGTCTGCGGAGAGGGTCAGAGGCTGAAGTGTCTGCACATCAAAACGGTCATTACTAACCGCACCAGCCATCAAAACAGTCGATAATTTGCCCATGCATTTGTAGAACCGTTGCAACCGGTCTGGCATCTGCAGGCCGGCGCTCAACCAGAACCTGTAGAAATTGCTGCGCTTACCGATACGGAACTGTCCCTTGGGTAGCAGCGCGCCAGCCTTGCCAGTGGCAGTGTTGCGCTGACGTGTCAGATCGGCGTTGAACACGGCGTAGACAGATTGGCCGGAAAGCATCGAGACAAATTGAAGGGTGATACCGGCGCTCCGGGTTTTGCCATAGTGGCCAGTTGAGTAGCCTACGTACTCGAAAGCATCCAGGCCCACGGACATAAGCACTTCACGGCAAATTCTGGCCCGGTTGGTACTGATCCACTCCGGCGGTACGGGCTTGCCGCTCGCCGGTTGAATGGCGAGCTGCCCACGCTCAATGCTCACCGTGTCTCCACGGCTAAGTAGTTTTGTGGCTAGGCATTCCATTCAGCGGCTCACAGTCAGGCGCAAAGGGGATCGCGTTTCACGACCCCCTTGCTTGAGGTCAGAGGATTGTCAGGCTGCGCGTTGCGTGCCACACTCTGCCCCGACATTACCCTCTCCAGGTTTGTCACGACCCTGGCGGCGCGCCAACGCTGCCTGGGCCAACTTCTCCTCATTCGTTTCCGCTTCCTCGATCACTTCAGTCAGATTCTCGCTACGAGCGCACAAGCTCGATCCTGCCAGCTTCAAACCTTTCATGAGCCCATCTAGGCGATAGCCGTTCAAGAACGGACTGCCCTCGTCATAGGTTTCTTCCGTGAGGTTTTCGCTCACCAGGGCGGCAATGGTGTTCATGAAAATGCCAGCGTCCATCATTAGCTCGGCGTCATATTGTGCGATCTGTCTGTTCATTCTGTTCATGCTGGGCTTCCCTCGAAAAATTGGATTACCTGCTCTGCGCTCATATCGAAGCGCTGTCCTGCTTTGACGAAACACGTCTCCGCGTCTACCACCTGGAACCCACCGCCACCGTTCACCGGCAGCCGTTTGGTGGACCGGACGGCGATGCAGCCATGACGCACGGCCACCTCCCGCGCTTGCGCCTCAAGGGCGCGCTTTTGCTTGCTCATGGATTACCTCCACACGATGGGCGCCAAGACGGCGCAATGGCTCCAGATCGGCCAGAAGGGCCGTTACTGGCAGTTGAAGTGTGCCGAGGACATTCCCAGCACGATCGATAATGCGGACGCTCACAGGAATTGCCCGATGTGCTTAAACCGAAACTCTTTGATGGCCGACAGGTCGCCCGAATCGAAAAACTTCGCCAGAACGTCGTCGTCGTCAACGTCAGAGATGGCAATTTCGCGCAGGTCAATCTGTGTGACTCCGAAGTCGGATAGGGCCTCGACGATCACGGTGCCTTTTTCGAAGTCCACGATCAGTTTGCTCAGTTGGTATGGGTGGAACATGTCGCTGTATTGGTTGTTCATCGGGCGCCCTCCTTTGCAACGCGGTTGATGTAGGCGTCCAGCACCTTGACCAGGATCAGGCGGCGCCGCCCGAGCTTGAAGCTCTCGATCTCCCCGCGAGCTGCAATTTCGTAAAGCGTTGATCGCGCCACTCCGATCACTCGAGCTGCCTCATCTATGCCAAGAGCGATGGCTGGGGCTTGGTTGATATGGTTCATGTATAAAACTCCAGTTGTGTAAGCCGAACGCCCGGACGATACTGGACGGTGAAGGCATCATGATTGTCAGTAACAAAGAATGCAATCATATTTTTTGACATCATAACGGGAGATGACGAATGGCTAACCGATCTAAAAAGGTCATGCTGTCGGCACGCATCGAGCCTTACCTCAAAGCAGGTATCGAGCTCGCCGCCGTGGCGAAGAACGAAAAGATCGTCAAGCTCATGGAGCAATTCATTGAGATAGGTTTGGAGGACTTGGTCGTCGACAACCCTTTCAAGCTCATGACTCTTGAAAAGATCGATTTCATGTTTGTCTTCAAGTGCATATGGTCGGAAGATGAGCCGACATTGAAACTTAGAGCTGGGGGATTAGGTGAAGGATTTGCCGGGTCGCATCTTTCAAGGCTGGCAGGCTGGGTCTTAAGCGATGACTACTTTAAAGGTGAGTTCGACCTTTATGGCGATTTAAACGGAGTCTCGCTTGGGGAAAAGTCGTCCGCACCGCATGTAAAGATCAATATTGATTTAGTAAGAAGTGAGTGGTCGATGATCAATAGCTACTATGAATTTCTAGACAGTAACAAGCCTTTCCATCCTGCCTATAGTGATTATAAAAGAATGGTTCATGAGTCTAAGGCTAAATAAGTTCCACCGCAGCCGCTTTAACGTCAGGCGCCAAATGGGCATAGCGTAGCGTCATCTTGATGTCGGTGTGCCCCAGCAGATCCCGGACGGTGTTGAGCGGAACCCCAGCCATTACCAGGCGTGAAGCGAAGTCGTGTCGCATGTCATGCCAGCGGAAGCCGGTGATGCACGCCTCTTTCAGCAGCTTCAACCAGGCGCTTTTCACGTCCTCCATCCGGCCGCCCTCCAGGCCGGGGAATACAAAGGCTGATTCTCCGCTCTGATCTTTCCATGCCTTCAACGTATTGAAGGTTTCGGCGTTCATCGGTATATGGCGAGTTTCGGAAGTCTTCGCTGTGTCACCGCCTACGGTGATTGTCTTGTTATGGAAGTTGACCATTGACCACGTAAGGCCGAACAGTTCGCCACGCCTCATTCCAGTATTGAGCGATACCAAAACCATTGGTTTTAAGTGGTCGGTGAATGCAAGTTTTTTCAGGTCCGAGAAAAGGACTTTATTGCGATCGGTGCGCCATTTGTTTGCACTGTCGCGCTCAAGGCAGGCGCGATGCTCTCGGACTTCAAGGGCGTTTCTCAAGTTGCGGGTTTCATCTTTCGACAGGTAGCGCACCTGGCCCTTGGTATCGACTTTCAAGGGCTTGATCTTGTCCAGGGGCGAGGAGGGCAGATAGTCCCAATCAACTGCCCGGGAGAACACGCCGCTGATCGATCCCATCTTGCGATTGGCCGTAGAGGGCTTGTTCCCGGCATTGAGCCAGCCGGTGCGCAGTAGCTCCAGATCGCGCCCGGTGATCGCGTCTAAGCGCTGGGGCATGATCGTGTCGAAGTTGTTGTCGAGGTTGTAGAGCGTCTTTTCATCACCGCGATGATGTGCCCGGAACCATGGCATATACGTGTCGTCGATGAACTGGCGCAGGCTGGGGGTGGATGAACCCCGTCTGCCGCGTGTGACGGCCAGGGGCTCGCCATGCTCATGAGCGTCCGCAAGATATCGGGCGGCCTCGGTTCTTGCCTGGGCGAGTGTGAGGGTGCCGACCCGTCCCAGAGAGCGCTCCCGGTTGCGTGCCCACGAAACCATGTAGGCCATATGGCCGGTTGGCTGTACCCTGATGAAGAATCCAGGCTGATCGGTATCGAACACCCGATAGTGTTTTTCCTCAGGCTTGAGGCTGTTGATTAGCTTCTGGGTGATCTTGGCTTTCATGTCCGTACCAGCAATGTACCAGCAGAAAGCACAATATCAGCCAGAACAGCCGGACACAACCATACGCTAAGCCATTGATTTAACTGGTAAGTGTATGATTTGTAAGTGGTATTTTTGACCCTCCTAAGGGGAAGGTTGGCCGTTCGAACCGGCCCTGGGACACCATATAAACCGGGCTTCTGAGTGGTTTTCTACGCCAGCAGCAGAAGCCCGTACCAGCAGGCTACCAGCGCCAGCTACTTCAC